AGTGGATTTTGTAGACGAAAACTAATAAATTTATATAATGATTACGCCGTTTGGAGTGCAACAAAGTAGATTACCGTTTGCCGCGACACCTACTATCAATCCTCTTCTTAATGTACAACGGGTAAAACCAGCTGTACAGCCAAAAAAACCTGCTCACGAATTACCGGATTTACCACGGTCGTTAAATTTTTATGCCGATTATTCAGGGTGTGGTCATTGGAGAATGATATGGCCTGAAAAACTTCTCAATTGTTATGCGAAAGCAAACATACAAGGCGGTACGGTTATGATCGGAGATAAGAACTTCTATAAAGACTTGACCACAATACGCATTCAAAGACAAGCTACAGAACAACAATTAAATTTTATAAAGTGGTTAAAGCAGGTACAACAAGAATTTAAATTTAATATTGTATATGAAATTGACGATTTAATTTTTAAAGAAGATATACCTGACTATAACAAATTTAAATTTGCGTTTGAAGATCCTGCTATAAGAAAAACTAGTATGGAAATCATGCAGCTTTGTGACGAGATAACCGTTACAAATAACTTCATGAAAGATTACTATACTGAAAAAACTGGGAATAAAAATATAACAGTAATACCTAATTTTATACCACGGTTTTGGATGGATAGATATTTTGATATAAATCAAATAAAAGAGAACTATCAGAAGAATAAGAATAAACCACGCATTGTTTATTGTGGTAGTGGAGCTCATTTTGATATCGACAACCGTATCAAACAAAAAGATGATTTTTTTCATGTTAATGACGTAATAAGAAAAACTATAGACAAATTCCAATGGGTTTTTGTAGGTGGGTTTCCACTAACTCTGAGAGATTTAGTTAAGGAAGGAAAAATTGAATTTCATGAATGGACTAATCTTGTTGATTATCCAAGCGCTTTGAGCAAATTAAACGCAACACTATTCTACGCTCCATTAGAGGATAGTAATTTCAATAAAGCTAAGAGTGATCTCAAATTTATTGAAGCGTGTGCATTCGGTATCCCGAGTATAATGCAAGACATGTGTACTTATGAAGCGGCTTTTCATAAATTTAAAACTGGAGATGATCTTATCGCTAAAATCGAAGCTCTTACCAGAGATCATAAAAAATATGTTAAAGAAGTTAAGCGCGCTCGAGAGTATATGAATAAGAGATGGATGGAAGACAACATCGACGAATACAAAGAGCTCTATGCATTTCCATACGCAGATAAGCGCCGAAAATTATTGAACCTCCGCAATGGAATCAGTTGATTAATATTTAATTTTCACCTATACTATAAGGAGTGTATAGGAATCTAGCTTACATACCGAATCAACGCGTTATGCGCTTGTATACTTGGGATGAAGAAGGCAATCGAATTGAAACAGATTGCCCTTATCGTCCTTATTTTTATAGCGAGACGAATAATAACAGACCCGATGGTATTTCTCTCTACGGTACAAAACTCAGAAAGCATTTTGCCACAAGTGAGTTAGATAGAAGAAAAAAGATAGAAGATCTTAACGACCATCGAATATACGAAAACATATCTCCTTACCAGCAATTCCTAGTCGATCGGTTCTGGGAAGTAAATGAGACAGACGAGTTTCAGCAATTCCCATTAAAGATATGGTTTTTTGATATTGAGACATATTCTCCTGACGAGTTCCCTAAACCTGAGGAAGCTAGTCATATGATCAATGTTATTACGATTTATGATTCTGTACATGAAAGGTATTATACATGGGGCATTAACCCGTACGAACCAGAAACAGACGATGTAACTTACTACCATTGCAAATCTGAAGGAGAATTACTTCAACGATTTTTAGATCATTACTGCAATGATAGACCGGATATTTTGTCAGGGTGGAATAGTGAAATATTCGATATTCCGTATGTTATTAACCGGGTGCGTAATATCCTTGGCGAAGACGCTACTCGGTTGTTTTCTCCTGTTCATGACGAAATAATGAAACCTATTTACCAGCGTGTATATAGGGGTAACTTTGGTCAGCAAACAGCAAAGTATGTTGTAGAAGGTGTATCCATGCTTGATTATCTTGATGTGTATAAAACCTTCAGCATGGGTATGAGAGATAGTTACAAACTAGATAACATAGCTCATATAGAACTTGGAGAGAACAAGGTAGATATTGGAGATGTTAGCCTAGCAGAGCTATCTATTAACGATTGGAAGAAGTTTGTTGATTACAATATTCACGACGTACGCTTGCTAGTAAGGCTAGATGAAAAGTTAATGTACATGGACCTAGCGAGAATGCTTTCTTACATTGGCTTAACTCCTTTCAACGCTGCCCTAGGTACTATTAGTACTGTAAATGGTAGAGCAATAGTAGAGGCGCGCAAGCAAGACCCTCCGAGAGTTATTCCTACATTTGTTAAGGGAGACGATAGAACCGAAAAATATGAAGGTGCATACGTAGGAGAACCTCAGCGAGGATTTCAAGATAATGTAATTTCTTTTGATGCTAATTCTCTATATCCGAGCGTGATGGTCACTCTTAACTTGAGTCCTGAAACTAAAGTAGGTAGTATTGTAGGTACTGATAAAGATAAAGTTTACATAAAGACAGTCAATAACAAAGATATAGAGATGACTGTAGGAGAGTTTACTAAGTGGTGTAATAAGAATGAGATATGTGTAACAAGAGCAAAAAAACTCTTCTCTCAAAAAACTAAAGGTATATTCCCTCGCATTACTGATCACTTCTATGATATACGTAAAGGCAAAAAAGCAGAATGGACTAAAGCTCGTGAAAGACTTCATGCATTAGAAACTAAATTAGAAAACTGTTCTGATAATGAAAAACAAGATTTATTAGAGCAAATAAAAAAGACTAAATTTCAAATCGATCAATTATGGATTTGGCAGTTTACCTTGAAAATTCTTATCAACCGTATTTACGGTTACTTCGGTAATAAGATATCTCAAATGGGGGATGGTGATATTGCTAGATCAATCACATTAACTGGTCGAGATGTAATCAAACAAAGTAATGTCATTCTACGTAACTATATCAAGAAAAAAACAGGTCTAACTGATAAGGATTTAGAACGTAGAGACCCTATTGTATATAACGATACTGATAGTTCTTATTGTACAATATCGCAACTACTCGAACACATGGGTATACCTCTACATATTGATAATGTAGTTACTCCTGAGGTGTTAGATTTAGTACAAGATATAGAAGACGACTTAAATGAGAACATTGAGAAGTGGGCTCGTGATACGTTGCTAACTAAAGACCCTAGGTTTGTATTCAAGCGAGAGTCTATTTGTGATAGAGGCTATTTTCTACAGAAAAAACGATACGTCTTACACAAACTTGACGACGAAGGAGTAGCATGTAACAAGTTTAAGTATACAGGAGTTGAAGTGGTTCGTACTACAATGCCTAATGCGATCAAGCCGTATGTGAAAAAAATAATTGAACATATGATTATGACTGAAGATAGAGCGTCAACGAATGAAATGTTCGAGGAGACGTACGATATATTCAAGTCATTACCTATCAATGATATTGCGTTTGTAATGGGTATCAAAGAGTATGAGAAATATAGCATCTACGCAAACGACTGGCAGGTAAAGAAAGGTACCCCTATACACGTTAAGTCTGCTATTTACTATAACAAACTATTACAGCATTACGGCATAAGTAGTAAGCATGAAAACATTACATCGGGAGATAAAATTAGATATTTTTATACGATTACTCCGAATAAGTTTGGTCTTAAGTCTCTTGGATTCAAATACGACTTACCTGAAGAGTTTAATCAGGATTTCAAAATAGATTATGAAAAAATGTTTGAAAAGATTGTGTTTAGTGTCATAGATAGGTTCTATGAAAACGCTGGATGGAAATCGTTCAAACCAGGAGAAGCTTTGAATACAGATTTATTTGATTTCTTCAAAGTAGAAGTTGCAAATTAATTTTAATATAGTATAATACTCACATGGATATATTTACATACGTTGATACGATCGGTAGGACGTGCTTCGGTGAATTAGTCGAAAAGACAGCCAAGCATGTCAAAGTTAAAGCACCAGCGATGATTATGGTAACCCCTAATGATCCTAATAATATGAAGGTAGATGTTATGCCTCTTTTCTTTAATGAATTTTCTGAAGGAGAGCAACCTGTTTTCGTATATAAGGAAGGTCAGTACGTTGAATTAGAAGTAAAGATTTCTGATAAGATCTTAACTCATTATAACGCGAAGATTAATACTACAGGAGAACCAAATGTGGAACCGGTAGTAGAAAAGCTAGACGAAGAAGTTCCTGAAGTAACCTTATTTGAAGATCATTAATACATGTCAAACCTTGTTGATAAAGCATTTGCTAAACTGCAAAAATTAAATAGTAACGCTACTACATTAGAGAAAAATACTCTTAGTAATGTTACTGAGTGGATTGATACGGGTTGCCTAGTTCTCAACTCAATTCTATCCGGGTCTCTATACGGTGGTGTACCAAAAGGTAGGATTACTATCTTTGCAGGAGATTCAGGTTGTGGTAAGACCTTTATCTTGAATAAAATCTTAGCACATGCACAACAAAAAGGCATGGTTCCTGTTATCTTTGATACAGAGGTAGCAGTAGAAAACGAGGGAGCTGAGAATGTCGGGTTAGATACCTCTAATGTAAAATACGTACCAGTAGATACAGTAGAGAGTTGCCGTAATCAGATTATGACATTCTTGGATGAAGTAGAAAAAGAACCTGAACTGCATGGTAAGTTCATTATTTCTATTGACTCCCTCGGCAATTTAGCATCGGAGAAGGAAATAAACGATGCTGGTGCTAATAAAGGCGCCATGGATATGGGGCTTCGAGCCAAGCAGCTCAAATCCATGATGCGTATTATTACTTACAAGGCAGCCGTGACGGGAACTACCGTAATTGCGAGTAATCATACGTACGCTGACCCTGGTGCACTCCATCCTACCTTAGTTAAGCAACAAGCTGGTGGGTCTGGTCCTGTATACATGGCGTCTATACTAGTACAAATGGCAGCGAAGAAAGAAAAAACTGATGCAGGTAATATAAACGACGAAGCATTAACTGAAAGTCGTAATTACTCTGGAGTTACTCTTCGTATGCTTACAGTAAAAAATAGATTTATACCAGCATTCTTGCAAGGAGAAGCGTATCTTAACTTTAAAACTGGTTTAGAGAAATATTCTGGTCTAAAAGATATTGCCGTATCTCATGGCATCATTCAACAGAATGGTTCGACTTATAGTATGGGAGAGAAAAAGTTAGGTTATTATAAAAATTGGCGCAACGACGAAGAAACGTGGAGTAATGTGCTACCTAAGTTAGAATCTTCTATAAGTGAAAAGTACCGTTATGGTAAATCACTTAGTGAATTAGCTATATTAGAACAAGACGATGAGTAAAGCAGTAGTACCTATTTCGGGTGGTTTAGATAGTTCGGTAATCTTAAGTTTAGCAGCAGGAGTTCATGATGAGATTTATGCGCTAACGTATGATTATGGGCAGAAGCATAATAAAGAAATTTTATATGCTGGAATGCAAATTGATAATTATGATAATATCGAAGAGCATAAAGTTATTGATATAAGTTTCTTTAAAGACATTGCACCGACTTCCTCTTTAACTAACAATAACATAAAAGTAGCACACGCGCGAGATGTATTAGGAGATGCCCAGACTGTAAATTATGTTCCGTTTCGTAATATGATGATGCTATCTATTGCATGTTCGTATGCAGAAGCAGTTGGTGCTGAAACAGTATATCATGGGTCTGCTCTTGTAGATAGTCAGGCAGGTTATTGGGATGGTAGTAAAGAGTTTCTTACAGAGATTAATAATGTAACTGCTCTGAATAGAAAGACAAAAGTAAAAATAGAAGCTCCTTTAATTAAACTATCAAAACAAGAAATTATTGAAACTGGGGTGAAAGGTAACGTTAAGTTCGAAGATACTTGGACTTGTTATGAGGGAGGAGAAAAGGCGTGTGGTTATTGCACTGCGTGTAGTTCCCGCATACAAGGTTTCTTACAAAACGGTCTCGTTGATCCAATAGAGTATGAGCGAGATGATATACCTTGGAAAACAACTTAATAGATTATAAAATTATGTGCGGAATTTTTGGATCAAATAATATAGAAACATTTAGAAAGCTCTGTGAAAAAAATACAGAGAGGGGTAATTTTGTACGCAGCGTAACGTATTTGTTCCCACAAGGATTACAAAGTAATACTTTAGTAAAAACTAAACACGAACTAGATTTTACTAAACCTATTGCAGAGAATCCTTTTTGTATTTATTATCTCGGACACGTACAGTCTCCTACATCAAAGGTAAGAGAGTTTAAACAAGAAACATCTCACCCATTTACTATCAACGGCCGTTATTTAGCACATAATGGTGTCCTAGAAAATGATAGAGATCTAGTTGAGAAGATGAAACTAGAAAACTATAACGACGTAGATAGTAGTATTATTTTACCTCTCATGGAAAAGGTCGGGTTTAAAGAAGCCTTAGAAATGCTGCAAGGTATATTTAGTTGCTGGTATTATAATAGTAAAACTGGTAGTTTGCGTATATTTAGATCTGGTAGTACCCTGCATTATAGCGAAGGTAATTTCACGTCTGCGGCTATACCAGAATATAAATATATAGACGAGGGAGTTGTGCTTGAATATAACTTTACTTCTAATAATTTTAAAGAAATAAATAGATTCAAGCTTAACTCTACTCCGTTCTTTTTATGAAAACTTTAATAGCAGTTGCTACAAAGCATACAGAGGCAGACTTTAAAAATACGCGTTTAGCAAAAAGTCTGGCGAGTCATAAAGAAAAACAATCTATAGTTTCATACACTTTAAAACCGACGTATCAAAATACGTACGGTTTGTGTAATGTTTACAATAGGTATCTCACAAAAGAAAATCTCAAAGAGTATGATTGTATACTTTTTGTTCATGATGATTTACATATTGATAGCGTTAATTTTCTAACGTGTATTAGAGAGCAATTTAAACTAGGTTATGATGTAGTTGGACTTGCAGGAGGC